GGCAACTCCAAGGGCTGGCGGCGCAACCGCATCCGCACCGCCACCGAGTTCACCGTCGACGCGCTCGGGCTCGACACGGCCGCCCGCGGCGTCAAGCTGGAGGACCAGCGCCCCGACCTGATCATCATCGACGACGTCGACGCCCACGACGACAGCCCCGTCGTCACCGCCCGCAAGATCGACGCGCTCACCAAGAAGCTGCTCCCGGCCGGCTCCGACGACCTGGCCGTGCTCGGCATCCAGAACCTCGTCCAGCGCGACGGCATCTTCGCTCGCCTCGTCGACGGCAGGGCGCAGTTCCTCGCCCGGCGCACCGTCTCGGGCCCAATCCCGGCAGTGCGCGGGCTGGTCGTTCACCACGAGGTGGGGGCCGATGGCCGCGGGCGTGACGTCGTGGTCGCCGGCGAGCCGACATGGCCCGCCCAGACGCTGGCGAGGGTGCAGGAGAAGATCGACGACTGGGGGCTGGCGTCATTCCTCGCCGAAGCGCAGCACGACATGGGCAACAACGACGACGCTCTGTGGACGCGCGAGCAGCTCGCCCGGGTGCGCACCGCGCAGGAGGCCGAGTGGGACCGTGTCGTCGTCGGCGTCGACCCCTCGGGTGGCAGCTCGTCGAGCAACGACGCCCAGGGCATCGTCGTCGCCGGCCGCATCGGCGATCTCGGCGTCGTACTCGAGGACGCCACGGTTCGGCTCCCGCCGGCGGGGTGGGGCGACCGGGCGGTCACCGCATGGGACGATTGGGAGGCCGACGCCTTCGTCGTCGAGGTCAACTTCGGCGGCGACATGTGCGCCGACGTGCTGCGCTCGGCGCTGGAGCGCCGCTACGGCACGGTGCGCCAGGAGCAGACCCGCACCCTCGGCCAGGGGCAGGGCCGTGAGATGACGCTGTGGCTGCCCAACGGGCGCACCGCTGTCATCCGCCTCATCTCGGCCAGCCGGGGCAAGCGCGCCCGCGCCGAGCCCGTCGCCGCCCTCTACGGCCGACCCGACGATCCGGCCACCTGGTCAACGTCGCGTGTGCACCATCTTGGGCACCTGGCCGAGCTGGAGGACGAGATGACGAGCTGGTCGCCGACAGCGACGTGGAGCCCCAACCGCATGGACGCCGCCGTGTGGGCACTCACCGACCTGCTCCTCGACGCCCCACGTCGTGGTCGCCGTCGAGCCATCGTCGGGACGCACGCCGCATGACCGGCTCGGAGCTGGTGCTGTCATCGGGCGAGGTCGTGCCGGTGCGGGACCGTCGTGGCGAGCGTCGTGACCCGCGAGGGTCGACCAGGGTGCTCGGCTACGTCGCCCCGGGGCGTGAGCAGATCGACGAGTGGAACGCCGCCCAGGCCTTCCGATTCGGGGTCAACATGAACGTGATCGCCTACCGCTGCGTGCAGCTGCGTGCACGCGCCGCGGCGACCCCTCCGCTGGTCGCCGGGCGACGCAAGGGCGACGCGACGTCGATCAACCCGAACGCCCGCATCAGCCGGCTGCTCGGCCCGCCCCCTGGTGGACCGGCGCCGCACCTGTCGGCGGTGAAGCTGCTGCGCTGGACCCACGCCCAGAAGATCGTCACCGGCCGTCGAGCCTGGGAGATCGAGACCGACGACAACGGCACACCGACGGCGTTCTGGCCGCTCGCCGCGTCGAGCCTGCGGGCAGTGCCCTCGACGGGCGGCACCGAGTGGTTCTCGTCGTTCCGCTACGGCAAGCCGTCCGACCCGGTGAAGTTCCGCCCCGACCAGGTGTTCTACGGGTGGGAACCGTCAGGGACCGACTTCCGCCAGGCCGAGAGCGAGCTGCAGGCGGCCCGCTTCGACCTGTCGCTGGTCACCCTGTGCGACCAGTACGGGCTGTCGTTCCTGCGCAACAACGCCGTGCCCGCGGCGGTCATCACCACCACGCAGTTCCCCGACGAGAACGCCCGCCAGCGCTTCCTGCAGTCGTGGCAGGCCGAGTTCGGCGGTGCGGGCAACGCCGGCCGGGTGGCGCTCAACGAGGTCTCCGAGGACGGCGACGGGCCGGTGGGCGACTCGATCGACGTCAAGGTGCTCGGCCTCTCGGCCCGCGACTCGCGCCTGGTGGAGATGCGCAAGGACCTGGTGCACGAGATCGCCATCGCCCTCGGCACCCCGTTCAGCAAGCTCGACGCGTCGGGGCGGACCTACGAGAACGCCAGCCAGGAGGACCTCGACTGGTGGGAGACGACGATCCTGCCGGACCTGGTCGATCTCGAGGACGACATCAACATGCAGCTCGCCCCGCGCCTGGGCGACGAGGTGGTGTGGTTCGACCTGCGCAACGTGCGCGCCCTGCAGCGCCGCGTGCAGCCGATCACGCAGACCGTCGGCGCCCCGTCGCTCGTGCAGGCGCAGCTGATGACGATCAACGAGGCGCGCACCGACTACGGCCTCGAGCCGGTACCCGGCGGTGACCGGATGATGACCGTCGAGGAGATCCAGGCACTGCGCGGCGGGCAGGCCATGAGCGACACCGCCGCCCGCGATGCGCTGGCGGCCATCGAGGTCCGCATGGCCGAGCTGGAGACCCGCAGCGCCGAGCCGCCACCTGCCGACCCGCACGAGACCGCTGACGACACCCCTGTTGGCCCAGAGCAGCGCGAACTGGACCCGGAGGCGATCGAGGCCCGCCGTGCGCGCATCTGGCGCAGCACCGACGCCGCGGCGACCGTGCTGGAGGGGCGCTGGCAGCGGGCGATGCAGCGCCTGTTCGACCGCCAGCTCGACGCCACCATCGGTCGCCTCACCGGCAAGCGGGGCCGCCAGCTGCTGCGTGACGCCCGGGCCGCGGACGCCGCCGAGGTCTTCGACCCCGAGTTCTGGCGGGCCGAGACGAGGGCGCTTGCCGAGGACCTCTACGAGCAGGTGGTCGCCGCGTCGACCGCCGCGTTGGCGTCCCGGTTCGAGGTGGCCTTCGATCTGGCCGCACCGTGGGTCGCCGAGTTCATCGCCGCGCGCTCCAACCAACTCGCCGGCCAGGTCACCCAGACCACCTACGAGGCGATCCAGCGCCAGCTCACCGACGGCGTCGGGCTCGGCGAGACGGTCGACGAGCTCGCCGAGCGGATCCGAACCCTGTTCCGCCAGACCTACGCCCGCCGCGCCGAGACCGTCGCTCGCACCGAGGTGATCTCGGCCTACAACGGCGCCGGCGCAACGGGTGCCGCCACGCTCCCCGCCGACGTCGTCGCCGGCCAGGAGTGGATCGCCACACGTGACGCCCGCACTCGTGACGCCCACGCTTCCGCCGACGGCCAGATCGTCGCCGTCGGGGCGGGGTTCGTCGTCGGAGGGCAGGCGATGGCCTACCCGGGCGACCCGAACGCCGGTTCGGCGAACGTGGTGAACTGCCGCTGCACCGTCGCCTTCCTCACCCCCGACGAGATGGCCGAGCTGGGTCGTTCCCGCACCGTCGACACCCGCACGGCGCTCGCACTGCTGCGCCTCGTCGACGCCGGCGACTTCGACGAGCACCGTTTCCGCCGAGCCCTGGAGGCAGCATGACCATCGAACGCCGCATCTACCGCGCCGAGTGGCGCGACGTCCCTGGCAGCAACGGCCGCCAGAAGTGGGCCACGGCCGTCACCTACGGCACCGTCGACGACTACGGCACCCTGTGGCGACCCGGGGTGTTCGACGAGGCGCTCGCCGAGCGCATGCCGACGATCCTCTACGGCCACGACTGGTACGACCTGAACCACGTGCTCGGGGCCGGGATCGACTTCCGCCAGACCCCCGCGGAGGTCGGCCCCCCTGGCGTCGACGTGCTGTTCGAGTTCGCCGACCCCGACGAGGTGCCCTCGGCCCGGTTGGCGATGCGACTCCTCGACCCGAACGCGACGAGCAAGGGCCCGGTGTTGCGCGACGTCTCGGTCGGCTTCGAGCGGCGGGAGTGGATGTGCCGCGACGCGCTGACCGCCGAGCAGCTCGCCGCGGGCGCCGAGGAGGAGATGATCAAGGCGGGCATGGACGAGCTGAGCCTGGTGGTGCGCGGCGCAGTGCCGGGCGCGCAGGTCCGCAGTCGTCGCGGCACGATCGACCTCGACGCGGTGGTCGAGATCGCCAAGCGCAAGGCCGCCGGCGACATCACCGACGCCGAAGCCGCCGAGGCCGTGAAGCTGCTCTCCGGAGAGACCCCGCCGCCACCGAAGGCCGACCCCGAGCCCGACGCCGAAGCGGCTGCCGCGGAGGCCGCCAGGTTGGCCGCCGAAGCCGCCGAGGCCGAGCAGGCGCTCGTCACCGACGTCGACGAGGCGCTCGCCCTGGTGCTCGGCCGCTCCCGCCGCTGACGTTCCCCTACACAAGGAGAAAGCCATGCCCAAACCGACCATCGACCCGATCGTGGCCGCCCTCGACAGCGCGCTCCCGACGGCCGGCGGCCAGCGGCCCAAGTTGCTGGTCCTGTACGGCGACCGACCCGAAGTGCTCGAGGCCGTCGTTCGTGCCCGCACCAGCCGAGGACTGTCCTACGAGGCGATCGCCAAGGTGTTGACCAAGAACGCACCCGAGGGTGAGTCCGTGAGCGCGGGAGCGGTGAAGAAATGGCTCGACGCCCAGTCGATCCACTGAGCGATCCGCTCGCTGCGGCGCTCGATGCCGAGACGCCCGAGCTGGCGGCCCTGCGGGAGGCGAACCAGCGGCTCACCCGGCAACTGATCGAGGCGCAGGCACGCACGAACATCCTCGTCGACACGGTGTATCGCGCCGCCTATGACGCCGCGGTGACCATCGGCCACCCACCCAAGGTGCCCAAGCCGCTCAAGGCTCGCACGACCACCCTCGATCCACACCATGCGCTGATCCACACCACCGACTGGCAGGGCGGCAAGCGCACCGTCGACTACGACCTCGAGGTGCTGGAGCGCCGGCTGCGCCAGATGATGGACAAGGTGGCCACCCTCACCCAGCGCCACGGCCATCCGGTCCCTGAGGCCACGATCCTGTTCGGTGGCGACGACATCGAGGGCGTCAACATCTTCCCGACGCAGCCGTTCGAGATCCACGCCGGTCTCTACGAGCAGGTCTTCGCGGTGGTGCGGCTCAAGCGGATGGTGGTCGATCATGCGCTGTCGATCTACGACCGCGTCACGGTGCGCCGCAAGTGGGGCAACCACGGCCGCATCGGTCGCTTCGGTGAGCTGCCCGACACCGACAACTTGGACCTGATGGCCGACGCGTTCGCCGCCGAGGCGTATCGGGACGACCCGCGCGTCGAGTGGCACACCGCCAACCTCGACTACGTGCAGCAGTTCCACATCGGCAACTACCACGCCGCACTGCTGCACGGCAACGAGTTCTACAAGTCGTTCTCGGCTCAGCGCATCACCCAGAAGGTGACGGCGTGGCAGACGATCTACGGCTTCGGCGACGTGTACATGGGCCACTTCCATCGCTCGGACGTCTACGGTCTGCCGAACGGGACGAAGGTGTACATGACCGGCAGCCCCGAGAGCAGCAACAGCTACGCGGCGGACATGCTCGCCGCCCAGTCGAAGCCCTCGCAGCGACTCCACTTCATCGACCCGCAGGCCGGCCGCGTGCAGTCCGAGCACGTCCTGCAGCTCGACTGACCGATGAGTGAGCCGATCGTGGTCCTGGCGGCCGAGACGAACCGACGCCTGCGCATCGCCCCGCATGAGGCTCAGGTGCTGGCCGACGTGTTGCGTCGTGTCATCCCCCGATCCGATGAGGAGCGTGTCGTGCTGCCCGAGCTCGTGCAGCGCCTGGAGCGGATGCGCTGAGGTCAACAGCGACGCCGACGATGGCGTCGTGACAGCATCTCCGACGATCCGCGTCTACCCAGCCGACCTGGGTGGGTGCGGCTTCCACCGCATCATCTGGCCCGCCGAGTCGCTCGCCCGCAGCGGCGCACCCGTGACCGTCGTGCGCCCCGACGCCCCCGACGACGAGCAGATCCAGGCCACCTGGTGGAACGACGACGACGGCACTCGCCGTCTCGTCGGCGTCGCCCCGGTTGAGGCCGACGTCGTCGTGCTGCAACGACCACTGACCGACACCCTCGCCGAGGCCATCCCCCGACTGCAGGCCCAGGGCGTGCGTGTCGTGGTCGAGATCGACGACGACTTCGAGGCCATCTCCCGGCGCAACGTGTCGTGGCCGTCGGTCGACCCGATGCGTTCACCGCGCCGCAACCGCACCCACCTGCGTCATGCCTGCGAGCTGGCCGACCTGGTGGTCTGCTCGACGCCGGCGCTGGCCGAGCGCTACGGCAGCCACGGCAGGGTGCGCGTGGTGCGCAACCGGGTGCCATCGCACTACCTCGGCCTCGAGGCCGCACGCGACAAGGTGCCGACCGTCGGCTGGTCGGGTTCGATCGAGACCCACCCCGACGACCTCCAGGTGACCGGTGGCGGCGTCGCCCGGGCGCTGCTGCGCGCCGGGGGGCGCTTCGGCGTGGTCGGCACCGGCAAAGGCGTACAGCGGGCCCTCGGGCTGGCCGTGCCGCCGGTGGCCACCGGCTGGCTACCGATCGAGGCCTACCCGCGAGCGTTGGCGATGCTCGACGTCGGCATCGTGCCGTTGGAGCTGACGCCGTTCAACGAGGCGAAATCCGCGCTCAAGCTGATGGAGATGGCTGCGCTCGGCGTGGTCCCGGTGGTGTCACCGACGGCCGAGAACGTGCGGCTCGCCGCCGACGTGGGCGCCATCGTCGCCGAGACCCCGCGGGCATGGGGGGGTGTGCTCAAGCGCCTCCTGCGTGACGGGGCGTGGCGCCAGGAGCAGGGCGAACGCGTCCGCCAAGGGATGCGCCGGCACACCATCGAGGGCAACGCGGGGGAGTGGTTCGACGCCTGGGCCTCGGCGGTCAACACCCCCTGCGCAGCATGACGCCGTGACAGCAACCAATGACGCGGAGGCCATTGAGCCGACCGCCGCCCGCAAGAAGATCGTCGTCGGCACCACGCTGCCGGCGATGGCGATGGGAGACCCCGACGCTTGGTCGTCGTGGCTCAAGCACCACGACCGGCAGGCAGCGATGGCCGACGACCTCGGCTACGACCTGAGGCACTTCGCCGCCATCCAGCTCGACGGGCGGGGCCTGGAGCCGTTCCACGAGCTGCAGCAACAGCTCACCCACGTCGTCGACGGGGAGTGGTGGACGTACAGCCTCGACGACGGCCGCACGGCGATCACGATGACGAACCGCTGGCGCCACATCACCTTCGGCCAGAACCTCGTCGTCGAGTACTGCCAGAGCGACCCCGACGTCGAGTGGCTGCTGTTCCTGGCCGCCGACTGCGCCGCCCCGAGCGACATCGTGCCGCGCATGCTGGAGATGGGCCACCCGCTCGTCGCCCCCTACATCGCCACCTACGGCCTGCGCGGCAGCCCGGTGTCGGGCTTCGACTACCCGGTCGAGGATGCGATGGCGAGCGCGGCGGCGCTGATGATCCACCGCAGTGTGTTCCGGCGCATCCGCTGGCGCTGGGACCTCGACGACGGCATGAGTGACGACCCGTGCTACCACCACGACGCGAAGACGCTGCTCGGCGTGCCGACCTACGTGCGGATGGACGTGCAGGCCCGCCATTACCCGGAGGCGGTCGGCGACTACGAGAGCCGCGGCTACGACACGACGGTGGTGCGGTGAGGCGCGAGCGGCTGCGCCCGATGCCCAGCGCCGAGCAGCTGGCGGCGATGTACCCGTTCCCGCACGATCACCGCATCTACGGGCGCGGGCACCACGAGCGGGTCGAGGCGACGATCATGCTGGCCGAGGTGACGATCCCTGCGGACGACCGGCGCATGGTCGCCGACCTGTCGTGCGGGAACGGGGTGATCGCCCGGCGGATCTGCACGAGCCGTCCCGGCGGGCTGCACCTCGGTGACTTCGCCGGGGCCGAGATCAACAGCGGCGAGTTCGGCTACCTCGGCGCGGTCGAGGAGACGATCACGCTGCTGCCGCTGGTCGACGTGTTCATCAGCTCCGAGACGATCGAGCACCTCGACGACCCTGGCGCCGTGCTCGCCCTGGCCCGCACGAAGGCAGAACGCCTCTTGCTGTCGACCCCGCTGGAATGCTGGGGGGACACCAACGGCGAGCACCTGTGGGCCTGGGACCGCGAAGGCGTCGAGGACCTGTGCGCACGCGCCGGGTGGACCGAGACGCTCACGTTCACCAACGTCGACAGCACTGCCTGGGGCGAGCCGTACAACTACGGGATCTGGGTGCTGCAATGAGAACGGCGCTGGTCACCTGCGCCTGCGGGACGATGTTCCACACAACCGCCAAGCGGCTCGCTGCCGGTCGTGGGAAGTTCTGCTCGCGAGCATGCCACTACGCCAACGCGCACCGGCCAAGCGGTCTGAAATACAACCTCGTTGCGCCCAACCCGACGCAGTTCCCGTTGATGCATGGCATGACGAACACACCGACCTATCGGTCGTGGGTCGCAATGCGAAGGCGATGCCGAATCGAGCCCCGTTACGTCGATCGCGGGATCGAGGTCTGCGATCGGTGGATCGACTCGTTCGAGAACTTCTTGGCAGACATGGGCGAGCGGCCAGTCGGACGCACGCTCGATCGCATCGACAACGACGGAAACTACGAGCCGGCCAATTGCCGATGGGCGACGCCGAGCGAGCAGGCACAGAACCGTCGCAACCCATGGATCGCTCGGAGGGCCAACGCAGCATGAGGACCGCCTTGTGTACTGGAAGTTCAGGCTTCGTCGGCCGCCACATGGCCCGCGCCCTGGAGGCCCAGGGCTACCACGTCGTCGGGTGCGACATCGCCAACGGGTGGGACTGCCGCCAACTGTTCCGCCTCGACGACCGCCGCTTCGACCTCGTCGTGCACTGCGCGGCGGTCGTCGGTGGCCGCACGATGATCGACGGGGAGCCGCTGCGCCTCGCCGCCGAGGATCTGTCGATCGACGCCGAGATGTTCCGCTGGGCGCTGCGCACGAGGCCGGGGCGCATCGTCGCCTTCTCCTCGAGCGCGGCCTACCCGGTGTCGTGGCAGACGAAGGACGCCTGCCAGACGCTCGACGAGGGGGCGATCGACGGCCACATGATCGGCGCACCCGACCAGACCTACGGCTGGGTGAAGCTGACTCTCGAACGCATGGCCGCCGAGGCCAACGCCGTCGGCATCCGCACGCACGTCTTCCGCCCGTTCTCCGGCTACGGGGCCGACCAGGCGCTCGACTACCCGTTCCCGGCGATCGTCACGCGGATGCTGGAGAAGCCGGAGCGGGTGTTCCACGTCTGGGGCCACCCTGGCTCGGCGCGCGACTGGGTGCACATCGACGACGTCGTCGGCTGTGTCCTGGCCGCCATCGACGCGGATGACATCGGGCCGATGAACATCTGCACCGGCACAGCGACCACCTTCGGCGAGCTCGCCCACGCGGTGGCCGACGAGCTCGGCCTGAGCATCACCGTGCGCGGCGACATGGACAAGCCGCAGGGCGTGTTCTGGCGGGTCGGCGATCCGACGCGGATGCGCCAGGTCTACGAACCGAAGGTGACCGTCGCCGAAGGTGTGCGTCGCGCCGTTGCCGCCCTGAGGTCACGATGAGTCGCCGCTCGCCTGAGGGCCGCAAGGGCGTCGAGGCGTACTCGTCCGCCGAGCTGCACCGGTTCCTGGTCACCGACGCCGTCAAGCGTCACGCCACCGACCTGCAGTGGGCGATCGCCGCCTACCTGCGCATCGGTCAGCTGGACCGCACCGACGCCGAGACCGCCTACCAGCGGGTGCTCGACGAGGTCGAGGCGCTGACCGGGCTGCGGCGCATGCCGATCTCCTCGCCGGCGACCGCCACCGAGATGAAGCGGCTGGGGCTGTGATCCGCCGGCTGTGGCGTCGGCTGCGCCCACCGTTCTCGGTCGACTACTGCCGAGTGTGCGATCGTCGGCTGCGCATCGGTCAGGCCTGGGAGGAGCGCATCCACTTCGACCTGGTGGCCGAGATCTCGGGCATGCCGGGCGGGACGTGGGCGGCGATCTCGTACTGCCGACGCCATCGACCGCGCGGCGCGATCAAGGCTTGACGGTGGTCGTAGCGTCCGTGCGTGGCCAAGCGCGCCGACGTGATCCGGGAAGCGTTCCGGCGCTACCACGCAGGCGAGATCACCTGGGCCGAGCTGCAGCGAGTGCTGGCCGACTGGCGCCGCTGAGCGCCCCGGTCAACACCCCCCGCAACACTGATCCTCGACGCCGTGCCTGGCCGATTGCTCACGGGCGGTGGACCCGATTCGTTTCGCGTTCCCAAGGAGCAACGACATGCCCGCACTGCCCACCCTGACCAAGGACTCCACCATCGAGGACGTCCGCAACGCTGCCCGCGACGCCGCCGGCACCCTGCTCGAGATGCGCTCGGTCCCCAAGGACAAGCGCGCCGACACCCACGAGGTCGAAGCCCGCGAGGTGATCGACTTCATCCACGACCTCGACATCATCGAGAAGGGCCTCGCCGCCGGCGAGCGCGCCAAGGCGCCCGCAACCGAGGGCCGTGGGGCCAAGGGTCCGCGCGGCTTCGGTGCCGAGCTGACCGACGACGAGGTGCGCTCGATCGGCGCCCAGGTCGTCGACAGCGACAACTACCGCGACTGGGTCAAGGACCGCCGCGGCCCGTTCGTCACCGAGGTCCGCAACCTGATCGGCGGCTTCACCGCCGGCGGCTTCCAGTCGGGCGCCAACCTGTTCCAGCCGGTCGGCTCGCCCGCTCTCGCGCAGGGCTCGATCCAGCGTCGTCGCGCCTTCGTGCGTGACCTGATGTCGGTGCAGAGCACCGGCCTGCGCGTCGTCCCCTACCTGCGTGAGCAGAACCAGGTGACCAACGAGACCGGCGCCCAGATGACCTCGGAAGGTTCGGCCAAGCCCGAGGTCACGGCGACCTTCGAGCAGTACTCGGCGATCATCGAGAAGATCGCCGCCTGGATCCCCGTCACCGACGAGATCATCGCCGACGCACCCACCCTGCAGGGCTACATCGAGACCCGCCTCGACTACATGCTGATGATCCGCGAGGAGCAGCAGGTCCTGGCGGGCACCGGCTCGACCCCGCAGATCCAGGGCGTCAAGACGCTCTCGGGCGTTCAGACGCAGGGCGCCGTCGCCGGCGACTTCGCGGCGACCATCGGCCAGGCGATCGGCAAGGTCGAGAACGTCGACGGCGAGGCCGACGGCGTGGTCTGCAACCCGCTCGACTACTGGACGGCAGCCACCAAGCGCTTCGCCAACCAGTTCGACAACGGGTTCGGCGCCGGCGCTCCGGCCAGCGTTCCGCAGATCACCTGGGGAGTGCCCACCGTGCGCACCCGCACCGTGGCCACCACGCAGGCATGGGTGGCGTCGTGGGCGCTCGGCTCGACGCTGTTCGATCGCCAGGAGACCACGATCCGGGTCGGCGACCAGCACAACGACAACTTCATCCGCAACCTCCTGGTCGTCCTGGCCGAGAAGCGGATCGGGGTCGCGTGGCACCGCGCCAACCTGTTCGTGGACACTACCGTCCCTAACACCTGATCTCCGAACCCCCAACTTCGGAGACCGCTGCATGACCTCGCCTCTGCCCCATCACGCTGTCACAAGCGCGGCGGAGTGCGAGGTCTGCGGCGGCCCCTGCCGTCAGCCGTTCCACCTCGACGAGGTGCCCGACAACTACCCATTCATGTCCCCCGCGGACATCGCTCGTACCAAGAAGCCGACCACCCCGCCGTCATCCGTTGCCCGTGGACGACGGCGGGGTGAAGGTCGGATGCGGGAGCTGATGGAGGACCGGATGCGCCACCCGAGCGAGAACCGATGAGCCTGCTGACGATCACCCGCTATCGAGCCATCACCGGCGACCAGGCCTCCCCGGCGATCCTGGTCAGCGCCCGCATCGAGGACGCCCAGGACCAGCTCACCGAAGCGCTCGGGCGTGCCGGCGTCGAGCAGGCCAGCTACACCGAACGCCTGCGCCCCGATCGGGCGGGGATGGTGTGGCCGACCGTCACGCCGATCCTGACCGCCCCTGGCTGGACGATCGACGGCCACGGGCTGCTCGCCGGGCCCGTCGTGCTCGACGACGTCGGCACGATCTCGGTCACCTACACCGGCGGATGGGTCGAGCGCAGCGCCAACCCGAGCGCCACCAACCGACTCCCGGCCTGCATCGAGGAGGATCTCGCCTGGGCGGTGCGCTCGATGGTGACCTCGACCAACGCGACCGGCTTCCCGCAGGGCGCTGTCAGCGTCACCCTCGGCGACGCCTCGGTCAACTTCGGGCCGAACGGTGCGCCGGCGCCCGGCGCCCAGCGCGTCACCTGGTCGCGGCGCACGCTGCGCTACGCCCACCGGGTGGCCAGGGCCACCGCGCTCGGTCCTCGATCGGACGGGTTCTGAGGTGCTGTTCACGACGACGGTCGAGATCCGCCGCAGCGACGGCGCGGTCGATCCGTACGAAACCGCCACGCAGGCCTCCAGTGCCCTCAGCGTCGCCGCCCACATCTCCGACCCGAGCGGCGCCGACGTGCGTGTCGGTGGGGCCAAGGAGACGATCGACGCCGTCGGCTTCTTCCCGGCCGGTACCGACGTCGCGCGCGCCGACGTCATCGAGGAGCGCGCCCTCGGGCAGTCCTGGCGCGTGCTGTGGGTGCAGGCCCGCACCGGCCTCGGTCTCGGCCACGTCAAGGCCGGCCTCGTCCGGGTCTCGGGTGGTGCCAGTGGCTGACGTCGTGTGGGACAACGCCGCGCTGCGCCGGCTGCTCGAGAGCGAGGACGGCGAGGTCGCCAAGGAGCTGACGCGGGTCACCATCCGCGTGCACCGTCGCGCCAAGCAGCTCGCCCCCGTCGACACCGGCCGACTGCGGGCCTCGGTGACCTACGAGGTCGGCCGCGACTCGCAGGGCCTCGTCGCCCTCGTCGGTACCGACGTCTCCTACGGCCCCTACGTCGAGCTAGGCACGCGCCGCATGTCGGCCCGCCCGTTCCTGCGCCCGGCGCTCCAGGCGGCCAGGAGCGGGCCGTGACGGCTTTCCCCGACACCGAGGGAGCCGTGCGCGCCTGGCTGCGCAGCGCCCCCGACGTCTCGGCCCTCGTCGGGCAGCGAGTGTTCTTCGGCGTTCCCAAGGGTGCGACCGAGGCCACGTTCCCGTTGGTGGTCGTCCAGCGCGTCGGTGGCGGCGACGACCCGAGCGAGGCACCCGTCGACATCGCCCTGGTGCAGCTCGACTGCTGGGGCGGCATCGACGACTCCGGCAACGGTCGCAAGGCCCAGGCCACCGCGCTGGTCAACGCCGTGCGATCAGCTGCAGCCGATCTCCGCAGCCCCATCACCCCCATCCCCAACGTCGTGCTCCACGGCGTGAACGTCGAGTCGGTCGTCTGGCTACCGGACGCCGACAACGACCGCCCCCGCTACGTCGTGACCGCAGAGGTCACGGCCATCAGTTCCTGAGGAAAGGACACCCCCAACATGGCAGCAGGTGGAACCCCCGCCAACGTCGACCTCGGCCCCGGCCGTCTCTACGTCGCACCGCTCGGCACCGCCGAGCCGATCTCGTGCTCGGCGGCCCTGCCGTCGGCATGGATCCCCGTCGGCTACACCGAGGACGGCTCCGAGTTCACGGTGTCGATCACCTCCGACCCGATCGAGGTCGCCGAGGAGTACGAGCCGATCCTCTACGAGCAGACCCGGGTGGTCTCCAAGGTCGCCTTCCAGATGGCCGAGTCGACGCGCCGCAACCTGTCGCTCGCCCTCGGGCTCGGCGTCCAGGCCAACAACTCGGCCGCGCTCATCCCCCCCGCTCCCGGCCAGATCGTGCCGGTGATGATGGTGTGGGACTCCGACGAGGTGCCCTCGGCGACCAACCGCCGGCTCCTGATGCGTCGCGCCACGCCGACCGGCGACATCACCATCGCCCGCAAGAAGGCGCCGGCCAAGACGCTGATCCCGGTCACCTTCGACCTGGCTCGCCCGGACGGCAACACCACCGCCTGGACCTCGTTCCCCAACGCCAGTTCCGGCGTCTGATCCGTGGCGCACCGCTCGTTCGGCACCGTCCGAGCGGCGGAGGCTCGGGAGCCGATCACGTTCGACTTCGGCGTGTTCGGCGAGGAGTCGTTCACGATCATCCCGACCCCGTCGCTCGGCGACACCTTCGACCTGTACGACGCGCCCGAACCGACGCCCGAGAACGAGCTGGAGTCGGTGCGCATCCTCGCCCGGTTCATCCGTCGGCTGCTCATCGAGGCCGACAAGGAGCGCTTCGACCGGGCGATGTACCGCATCCCCACCGACCACGCCCACATCGTGATCGAGGCGGCCAACTGGATCGTCGAGCAGATCGCCCCTTTCCCCGTCGCGCCACCACCGAGCTCATCCGGTGGGCGGCGCAGCACTGGGACGAGCTCCAAGAGGCGGCCGGCTGGGAACGGCCGATCGAAGCAATGAGCGCGCAGGCCGGCTTCCGGTGGCTCTACGCCTCGGTCACCCGCAACCTCGACGATCTGCGCCGCCTGCGCGTCGACGTCGCGCTCGACCTGCCCGGCGCTGCCGAGGCGCTGCGTGCCCACCATCAGGCCGGCCATGACCTGCTGCTGCAGATGGGCGAGATGGCATGAAAATCGCCACCGCGTTCGTGTCGATCCGCCCCAAGACCGACACCTTCAAGCGCGAGACCGAGGAGGCGGCGACCTCGTCGGCCAAGTCGGCCGGGGCGGTGTTCGCCCAGGTGTTCGGCGCTGCCGCATTCGGGGCAGGGCTGAAGCGCTCGATCGACGCGGCGAGCGACCTGAACGAGACGGTCTCCAAGACCAAGCAGATCTTCGACGCCTCGGCCAAGCAGATCGAGAGCTGGGCACAGGACGCCGCCAAGAACCTCGGCCTCTCGAGGAAAGCGGCGATGGACGGTGCGGCGACCTTCGCCGTATTCGGCCAGGCGGCCGGCCTCGCCGGCCAGGACCTCGTCGGCTTCTCGACGGACCTCGTCGGGCTCGCCTCCGACCTGGCCAGCTTCAACAACACGAGCCCCGAGCAGGCCATCGAGGCCATCGGCGCAGCACTGCGGGGGGAGTCGGAGCCGATTCGGCAGTACGCGGTGCTGCTGGACGATGCCACCCTGAAGGCTCGCGCCTTCCAGATGGGCATCTTCGATGGCACCGGGGTGCTCACCCAGCAGCAGCGGGTGCTCGCCGCCCAGGCCGAGATCCTGGCCCAGACGACCACCCAGCAGGGCGACTTCGCTCGCACCGCCGAGGGTGCCGCCAACAGCCAACGCACCGCCAGGGCCGAGATGGAGGACTCCGCCGCTTCGCTCGGCCAGAACTTCCTGCCGATCTACACCCGCGTCGTGCAGATCGTCGGCGTGCTGGCCGAAGCGTTCGGATCCTTGCCGGCACCCGTGCAGACGGCGATCGTCGGCCTGATCGGCGTCACCGTCCTCGCTGGCCCGATGGGCACCCTCGCCGGCGGCATCAAGGCCGTGACGACCGCGGTGGCCTCGCTCGCCCCGCGGATGGCGACGCTGTCGCTCAGCATGGGCGCGGTGGGTGCCCTCGTCGGCGTCGGTGCGATCGCCTACGGCATCTACTCCGGCAAGAAGCGGGAGGCCGAGGAGCGCACTCGCGGGCTCAGCGACGCCCTGAAGGGTGAAGCGAGCGCACAGAACGAGGCGCTCCAGGCGCTGGCCGAGAACGACGAGCAGGTGCGCTCGTTCCTCGGGGCCGCCAGTCGCCTCGGGGTGAGCATGTCGGCCGTGCGGTCCTACATGGACAACGGCACCGGCGCCATCGCTGGGCAGATCGAGACCTGGAAGCGACTCGGCGGGGACAGCGAACGGGCGACCACTCGCGCCTTCGCTGCCGCGAAGATGCTCGGCGAGCAGTACGTGCAGGGCGCCTACGACGCCTCGACGTTCCAGGTGCGGCTCAACACCGGCGACCAGGCGCTGAACCAGATCACCACCAGCACCTCGGACTTCTTCACCGAGCTGGTGCGACTGCGCGAGGAGCAGCAGCGTTCGGCTGCCGTGCAGGAGCTGGTGAACGACGCGACCGGCAAGACGGCCGACACCACCGACACCGCCGCCGATGCCGCCCAGTCCCAGGCGGATGCCGCCAAGGCCCAGACCGAGGCGAACGAGCTGCTCGCCCGCTCGCTGGAGCCGGCCCGCACGATGATGGACGAGGCCGCCGAGGCCGCCGATGCGCTCCGTGACGCCATCGACCGGGTGTTCGGGGCCTCGATGGACATGGAGGGCGCCAGCAGGGCGCTGCAGGCGGCAGCCGACGACCTCACCAAGTCGTTCGAGGACAACGGCAAGACCATCGACATCAACACCGAGAAGGGTCGAGCGAACCGTGAGGCGATCGAGCAGCAGGTGACCTCGATCCTCGACTACGGGGTGGCGATGGTCGGCGCCGGCAAGACCACCGACGAAGCCACCGAGGCGGTCGGGTTCCTGACCGAGGGCCTGCGCGGTCAGCTCCGTCAGGCCGGGCTCACCGAGGACCAGATCAACGAGTACCTGACCACGCTCGGGCTCACCCCGGAGAACGTGACGACCTCGATCGAGCTGGCCAACGACCAGGTGGCCAAGGAGAAGCTGCAGGCCATCCTCGACGACCTCGGCGAGATCGACGCCGAGCACGCGGCCGAGATCCAGGCGCTCATCGACGAAGGCAAGTTCGCCGAGGCGCAGAGCCGCCTGCGGGCGATCGAGGCCCGCCGCTCGGTGCCCGTCGACCTCGTTCCCGGCCGTGGCCTGTCGCTGAACGCCGGTGGATCGGCGGCGAGCCGTGTGTTCCTGTCGGCCAACGGCGGCTACTTCCCGGCCAAGCCGGGCGGCCACCTCGTCAACCTCGCCGAGGCCGGACAGGGCGAGGCGGTGCTCCCGCTGGAGCGCCCGTCACGGCTGGCCGAGATGCTCGGCGACCCACGCATCGGCGGTCCGATCGCCGCGGCGATGGGCGCCGGCAGCGCCGGTGGGGCGAGTGGCGGCGGGGGGGTGACGACGGCCGTTCGTCCGGTCGTCGTGCAGTTGATGATGAACGATCGCGTGGTGCAGGAAGTGATGGTCTCAGCGGAGCGACTCAAGGGTGGTGCGAGATGACGCTGACGATCGGTCGCTGCTCGGGGCTGCGCCCAGCCAAGATGGGGATCTCGTGGGACGGTGATGACCTGACGATTCGCGGCACGATCGTGACCGCATCGAACAACGAGCTGAGGGCGCGTCGCCAACAGTTGCTCGGGCTGATCGACAACGACGACGAAGACGTGTTCCCTGTCGTCTACGCCAGCGACTCGGCCCTCGACGGGTACTACCGGGTGCGTTCGGTGAACGTTTCACCGGTTGGAGTGCTCTCTGGTCGACTGGCCAACTTCGCGGTGGGTCTGCGCCGAGTGGTGGGCTATCGCACCCCGATCGTCGAACTGGTGGCCAGCAGTGTCGGAATGACCAATGAGTTCGGGATCACCAACCCGCAGGGCTATTTGGCGTTCCCGCAGGCGGGGCAAGGCGTCGGGGGATACAACGGAGAACTGACCCGCTCGAGCGAGACCGGTGGACTGTGGCTCACCGGCGCCAACGCCAACGCATCCTTCGCGGTTCAGTACATGCTTGCCGCGGCCAGCTACTACTTCGGAGCAGCGACGATCGAGGTCCTGTACGGCGCCACGTGGTATCCGGCGGTGGGCAACCAGATCTCGGCCGACGCGACTTCGGTTCGGCTGTCGAATGGATGCTTGCGGGTCTCGATCTCGGCGACCGGCGTGTTCACGTTGGAGATCTGGAACGGATCAGCATGGGAAACGGGGGCCGTCACGGTAAGTCTCCGAGAGAGCACCACGCTGGCGTTGGACACGCTGAGTCAGATTCGAGTGGTGCGCAACTCGCCGGAGGTTTGCACACTGCGTCTGGAGATGTCGCAGTCGGCAGACGTGGTGTTCGCGAACACGACGGTCGACCTCACGCTACGGCGCGGGATGCATCACGTCGACCTTGCCATGTCTGCCGGGATCGTTCCGCTCACCAGTCCGACGATCGGGGCCACGACCACGATGGCGAGCACTTCGGTCACGAGCGACGGGTATCTGGTCCAGACCGCCAATGACGCGAGCGGGAACCGGCTCGTTTTGGGGATGCCGGTGACCGGCCCCACCGGGGCATTCGACCTCGTGAACGGTCGCGTCACCCAGGCTGGCATCGCAGGACTGACCAACCTTTCGGCGATGATGGGGTTGGAGCTGAACGGCACGTCATCTGTTGCTCCGAACCGGGCGGCGGACCTCAGGGATCAACACCTGCGTGCCATCGCCGTGCAGCAGCGAGTGCAGGTCCGATGACCGTCTCGCAGCGGCTGATGAAGCCGGGATCGTTCCGAGTGCAGCTCAAGCCGGGCGTGCCATTCTCGATCAGCTCTCGCGTCGACGTGCTCGATCACATCGTGATCACTCCGGCGCGCTTGACGCCCCTCGGCTCGTTTGCCGATGCCGACATCCTCAACGCGGCGATCTACACCGGAGTCGTCATCGACCGGCCGGGGCGAACGGCAATCGACGGATGCGACCCCTCGTGGTGGCTCGGAACCACGACGGGCCGTGGGGTTATCACCTCACCCACTGCCGTGTCCTCATCGTCGGCGATCACGCTGTCCGCGTGGTTGGCGCTGGTGCTGCCGTTCAACGGGATCACGGTCGGTACGGTCACGAACACGAGCACCACGAGTCGCGCTGGGCGCTATCAGTGGATGACTCACCGTGAAGCGCTCGACGGGATCTGTCAGGCTGCGGGGGCGGAGTGGAGGATCAGGCCGAACTTCACCGTGGATGCCGCAGTGTCGTCAACCCTGTTCGCCACCGCCGACCCGAATGTCGTGGTGACGCGCAGGCGCGGTGGGCGCGAAGGGGGGCGCTACGGCCTCGAGGCGGAACTGTTGTCGCAGGGACGCAACGCGACCAACATCGCCACCGGAGCAACGGCCGTGGGATCGTCTGGGTCGAGTACGGCTACGCAGGCGATCGGGTTCGTCACCCCAGCAAATGGAACGCCCGATCTCGGGATGCTCGTCGACGCTCGCAGCGAGGACACGAACCTGGCGGCGACGGCGGCGGCGGTGCTCGCTTCGGCCGGCTCGCTCAAGACGTCGCTCAATGTGTCGGCGAAATCGCACAACATCCCGCTGCGGGTGAAACCAGGCGATGGGTTGTACGTGTTCGACCCGGAAGCCGGCATCGTCGACGCGGCGAACCAGATCATCTATCGCGGTGAGCTGATCACTCCGATGAAGCTGCGGGTACAGGCGCTCACCTGGCCGATCGAGGCCGGGATGGGCGTCTACTTGCGCAAGTCGGGAACGACGCCGACCTACGTCGATCTCACCGACTGGGTGCAATGGGATACCGACGACACTTACTTCGAGGTCGGCTCGGCTGACGGTTGGGCAGATGAAGCATCGCCGAGCATCGCTCGCCTGGGCGCGAACGCCGACGTCGCGACGATCAACCTCGCCCCTGTCGACTATGCGACCTCGATCCTCGTGCGACAACCGGGCACCATCACGGCCACCGTCAACGAAGCCCGCTTCGTGCGCGACGGACGCCAGTGCGAAGCCTGGTTCGACCTCACCGTGACCGGTGCCGGCACTGCCCCCAACGTCGTCACCGTGTCGCTGCCGATCGCATCGAGCGGCCACACAAGCGCTGCGATCGTCGGGGTCGGCATTGTCTACGACGCGAGCGCAGTAGTTCGCTATGTCTGCGCTCTCGAGCTGGCCGGGAGCGACCGGGTTGCCTTCATCAATGACGCCAGCGGCGCGACGGCCTGGGGTGCTGCGCCGAACATCGCCCTGGCGAACGGCGATATCCTGCGTGGTCACGTCCGCTTCGTGGTCGCCTGATCACCTCTCGGTGATATCGCGCCGGAACTGCTCGACGAGGGCGGCATGGATTGACTCCGGATCGCCTACCTCGTCGGCCTCGATGCGTGTTCGTGCTTCCGACATTGCCAGCGTCTCGGCGTCGCGGGGGTCGTCGGGGATTGGTCCCACGCCTGCAGACCGTAGCCCAGGTCAACAGCGACGTGGACCATGTGGTCACCATGCGCACCCTGATCTTGTGCTCGTTCGCGCTCGCCGCCGGCTGGGTCGCCGGGTTCGTTGCTGCGGCGGTGTGGGCGATGGTGGCCGTCGGCCGGGAGATGTCGTGATGCGGTTCGATCATCCTCGCTCGAGCTGGGTGTCGCCTGCGCCGCCAATCACGGGCCCGCGGATCGACTGGTCGCTCGTCGACACGGTGGTGATCCACTACACGGCCGCGGACGATCTGATCGACGGCGACCCGGGCGAACACGCCGAACAGCTCGACGAGTACCTGCGGGCGATGCAGCGCAGCTACGTGGCCAGCCGCGGCTACTCGGTCGGGTACAACGCGGCGGTCGACTACCGCTCGCATTCGTGGGAACTCCGTGGCGCCGACATCAAGTGCGCGGCGAATCGTGGCCACAACGACCACACGTTCGCGATCCTCGTCCTCGTCGACGGCGCGGACCCGGCGAACGCGGCGATGATCGCCAAGATCCGGGGCCTGGTCGCCGAGGCGGAGGAGCTCGCCGGCCGGAAGCTGGCGATCATCGGGCACGGCCAGCTCGCCGGCGCGGCGACCGCCTGCCCCGGGGCGGGCTTGCGTCAACAGATCGCCCAGGGCGTGTTCGCGCCCTCACTCCCGCCACCCATCGAGATCCCATCGGAGGACGACATGACCGCACTCTCTGCGCCCGTGACGGTGCACGACACCCGCAAGGACCCGGCCGGGGTGCTGCAGGCGGGGGAGGTGCGCCGCATCCCGGTGTGGATCACCCCGGTCGAGGCGGCGGTGTTGAAGCTGACCGTGATCGGACCACCGAACGACGGCTACCTCGCCGTCTCGGCCGAGACACCGCCGCCCGACGTCGCCTCGGTCGCGTTCAACGGCGGCCCGCCCGCACGGGTGACCTCGGTCGGGGTGACCACGAAGGTGGTCGACCAGCACGTGTACGTCCGCTCGACCCAGCCATGCCATCTCGTGATCGCTGTCGAGGCGGTCAGGTGAGTCACGTGTGGGACGCGTACAGCGACGACCTGTTGAAGTTGATCGGTCTGGTGATCGCTCTCGGTGCGGTGGTCAAGGTGAAGGGCGTGCAGTGGGTGTGGAGCCGGCTGGTGGCTGAGCCGACTGTCCTGTTGGTGCGTCGGGCCGTGGAGCCGATGATCACCGATCTCGACGCTCGGAACACGGTGCAGCACGAGACGAGCCAGACCCGTCAGGACGAACGCCACACCGCCACGATCGGTCGTATCGAAGCTCTCGAGCAGCGCGCCGACGCCCGTTTCGACCGGGTCGAGGAACGCCTCGATGCCGTCGAGTCCGCCATCACCAAGGAGCACACATGAAGACCCTTTGGAACCGTGAACCCGCCCTGTTCGTCGCTGTCGTGCAAGCGCTGCTGGCGTTGCTGCTCGCGTTCGGTGTGCAGCTGACCGTCGAGCAGGTCGGCACGATCATGGCGTTCACCACCGCGGTGCTCGCCTGGGTGGTCCGCTCCCAGGTCACCCCGACCGGAAAGAAGGGCTGAGCGATGCCGAACACTGTGACTGGACAGAACGCCGTCGTCGACGGCCTGCGGGCCGTGGCGACCCATGTGGGTGTGCTGACGGCACTCCCCTCGACGGAGGCGTCGGGCGGGTCGTACGCCCGTCAGGCGGTGTCGTTCCCTGCGGCAGCGTCGGGTACGTCGTCGAACACCGGAGCGCTCACGGTGCCGATGCCGGTGGGCGCGACGGCGATCGCGGTCGGGCTCTACACGGCCCTCTCGGCCGGGAGCCTCGTCGCCTACCTGCCGCATGGCGGTGTCGGCCAGGTGCTGCAGGGTGTCGGTGCGGTCGAGGCGATCGCGACGGACACGATCCGTTCGAACGGTCACGGCCTCGCCGCCGATGACCGAGTGTTCGTCGCGGCCGTCAACAACGAGACCTTGCCGGCCGGTCTGTCGGCATCGACGCTGTACTTCGTTCGGGCGACCGGCCTGACGACGGACACGTTCACGCTGGCCACCACCTCGGGTGGTGCGGCGGTCGACATCACGGCACTCGGGGAGGTCGCCTGGTTCAAGACGGTGCCGCAGCCGTTCCCGTCGGGTGGAAACCTGACGATCGCTGCGAACGCGCTCACCCTTGACGGCCGGTTCCTGTGATGGCTGCTCGCACTGTGGTGACCAACGACGCCGGACACACGCTCGTCGTCGACCCGACCGCCCTGGGGTTCGATGTGCGGTTCGTCGGTGGTGCCGAGGTGGGTGCTCCCGTCGAGCAGCGCACGTTCGCCGTGACCGCACCGACCGCGCCACCACCACCACCGCCGCCGCCCCGGCAGGTGTTCACGGCCCCGGTGGTCGCCAAGAGCGGCGACCGGTTCCTGAACTGCGACTTCCGTGCCGGGCTGCGCGTGGTCGCCAACGATGTGTGGATCGAGAACTGCACCGTCGAGCGTCCGCAAGACGGGCAGCCTGCGCTGTACCTGCGTGGCAACCGGATCACTGCGTTCAACGTGATCGTGCGGAACTGCCACGAAGGCGTCCGGCTCGAGGGCGGCGATGCCATCACCCTGCGTGCCGTGGTGGTAAGCGGCCTCAAGTACCTGTCGCCCACCCATCACGCCGACGCGATTCAGGTGTACTTGCAGCAGCCGCTCACCAACCTGCTCATTGAGGATTGCGACTTCGACGGCACCGTCGCGGGCGACACCGACCAGTTGACGGCGAACGGGTCGCAGTTCGATGGCCGCAACAACGGTGGCGGCGGTGGCATCTCTGGCATCATCCGGCGCACCGCGTTCAAGGGTGGCCGGTACTACTCAAACCGCTACTACAACATCGTCGGGCCGCTCCGGTTGGAGCAGGTCACCCACGTCAGGCCGTACGTGACCAACAGCGCCGGTGATCTGGTGCTCGTCCCATGATCGTCCTGTCGACCACGTCGGACACCATCGAGGTCATCCTCGGGGCGGCGCACACCACCAGCGCGCTGCAATGCGTGACCTCGTGGCGCGACATCCAGACCTCGAGCTACACGCCCGGTCGGTCGCTCGCCTCGACGAACGGCACCACGGCCGTCACCCTCGTCGGGTCGCCTGCCGCCTCGACCTCGCGTGTCGTCGACCTCGTGTCGATCGTCAACACCGACACCGTGTCGCACACGGCCACGTTCCGCCAGTTCGACGGCACGGACCGGTTCCGCCTGTTCCAGGCCACGATCTTGCCGGGTGAGCAGATCATCTACCAGGACGGCCAGGGGTGGACCGCCTACACGGCAGCTGGGGCTGCCAAGACGGCCAACGTCGCCAACGTCGTCCAGTCGACGTCGGACACGGTCGTGGTCATTCCGGCAGCGGTGACGAACAGCAACGCCACCGCCAACACGCTCGCCGACGTGACCGGCCTGTCGTTCCCGGTGGTGGCCGGCACCACCTATTGGTTCACCTTCTTGGTGCGCTACACGGCCGCCGTCACGACGACCGGCTCGCGGTGGACGATCAACGGGCCCGCTTCGCCGACGCTCCTCACCTACCGCTCGTACTACTCGCTGACCACCACGTCGGAGACGCTCGGCCAGATCGCCACCGCCTACCAGCAGCCTGCCGCAGCGAACGCCACGTCGATCGTCGCCGGCAACCTGGCCGAAGTGACCGGCATCATTCGACCGTCTGTCAACGGCACGGTCCAGTTGCAGTTCGCGAGCGAGGTGTCATCGTCGGCGATCACGGCCGAGCTCGGTTCGTACTGTCGCTACCGAGCGTTGTGAGGTAGCCCATGCAGTCCGGCTTCATCGAGCTGGATCGTGCGGGCATCACGATCACCGAACGTGGCGAGCCCGCATGGGTCGAAGGCACCTGGCCGGCCTCGAGTGGTGATCGCGCCGTCGTCGCGCTGCTCGCCGCCGGGAGCAACGCGGCCCCGCTCGTGGCCGGCGACCGCGCCGTCCTGCCGCGCTCGGACCTGACGGCCACCAGCCTTCCTGCTGTTGCCGGCACGCGCACCGTTGTGCTCGACGCCGACCTCGCTGCCTCGAGCCTTCCTGCTGTCGCCGCGTCGCTGCCGACCACAGCAACGGCGAGCGCCGTCGCTGCCGGCCTGGCCATCATCACCGTCGCCGGAGACCTCGCCGTCGTCGGCGCCCTGACAGCGGCAGCCTTCGCCACGCCAACGGTGAGCGCCGCGCGGGCCGTGCTCGTCGACGGCAGGCTTGCTGCGAGCACGGCAGCACAGATCGGCGCCGCGCGAAGCGTGGCCGCCGACGCCGAGCTCGGGGCAACCACCATCGCGCTGATCGCCGGCTCACGTCCGGTGGCCGCCGACGGCAGGCTCGCCGGCGCGGCGTCGGTCGCCGTCGCCCGCACCGGCATCGTGACTGCTGCTCACACCTCGAGCGCGGCCGGAGCCGCGACGGTGGCGCGCCTGGTGGCGATCACTGGCGTGCTGTCGACCGGCGCCGCGTTCGTCGCCTACGTGCAGGCCGGTGGCATCGCCGAGCCCGGCGTCGCGTGTGGCGTGCTGATCTCGGCCGGAGCTGTCGGCGTGCTGACCGCAGCCTCGGCGAGCGCTCTGCTCGCTGCTGCAGACGCAGCCGGCCAGCTCACGAGGGCAACAGCGGATGGGACACTCTCGGCAGCATCGGCCACCGGCACACTCTCGAAGGACTGCTGACCATGGACACCCCCGAGATTCTCGGCCCCTACGACATCGGCGACCGAGTCACCCACACGGTCACCTTCACCAACATCGCCGGCGCACCGACCAACCCGACCACCGTGACGGCCTTCGCCGTAAAGCCCGACGGCACCGTGGTCACCCTCTCTGCGGGCTCCACGGTCACGGGCGTGTGGAGCGCGACGAGCCCCCGGCTCGACCAGGCCGGGGTGTGGTCGATCCGCATGAACGGCACGGGCGCCGCCGAGGCCGCCGACGAGATCTGGTTCCTCGTCGAGCCGACCGCCTTCCCGAACCCGCTGGCGTGACCATCACGTGACCAGTCGATAGCGCAACCTGCGCTCTTCGGCCGAGAATCCCCAGGTCGCCGTCGCCCTCGCGCACCACAGACACCGCCATCACCGCGATGACACGGTGGAGGTCTCGGGTTCGAATCCCGCCACGCCCACCACGAACCCCCTGCTCACGGCCACCGTGGGTGGGGGGTTCTTCGCGTTGTCGGGCCGGGCGTGACCATTCGTGACCATCGGCTGCGCAGTGGTGCCACGATGTGCACCGATGAAGGGCACCCTCGATCGACTCCCGTCGGGCCGCTGGCGGCTGCGCGTGCAGGTCGCCGGCCACCGCCACCAGCGCACCGTCAGCGCCCGCACCAAGCGTGACGCCCAGCTCGCCCTCGCCGAGTTCGTCGCCGAGATCGGCGCGGTCCCCGACGACGGCCACGGCATCACCGTCGCCCAGCTGCTCGCCCACCACCAGCGCCAGGCGCAGTGGCAGGCCACCACCAGGGCCCGGCGCGTCGAGCTGTTCGAGCGGTTGCCGGCCTGGTTCGTCGCCCTCGAGGTGGCGGCCGTCCGCCCGGCGACGCTGCAGCGCCTGTGGGCCGACGTCGACGCCACCGCCCACGGCAAGGCGACGTTGCACTCGGCGCTCGCAGCGGCCTGGAAACGGGCCGTGGCACTCGGCTGGATCGCCGCCAGCCCGTTCACCGCGGTCCGACCCCCGACGCCCCGCAGAGCGCAAATCAGCCCGCCCTCGCCGGAGATGGTGCGCCGCGCCGTCGCCGCCTCCGCTGCGGCAGCACCGTGGCAGCCGGTCGCGTTCACGATCGCCGCCACCACCGGGATGCGTCGCGGCGAGCTGTGCGGGCTGCAGTGGGGCGACGTCGACCTGCAGGCCGGGCAGCTCACCGTCGCACGCTCCGTCGCCTACACGCCACGCGCCGGGGTGGTGGTGAAGTCGACCAAGACCGGCACGGTGCGCACCATCGCCCTCGACGACACCACGCTCGGCCTGCTCGCCGAGCATCGAGCCCAGGCCGAGACGCTCGCCGGGCTGCTCGGGCTTTCAGAAGTTGAAAGCGGCCACTTCGTGTTCCCGGCCGCCGGCGACCCGCGCCGTCCGTGCCGCCCCGACAACCTCACCCAGGCATGGGAGCGCGCCTGCGCCCGCGCCGGAGTCACCGGGGTGCGCCTCCACGACCTGCGCCACTTCACCGCCACCCAGCTGCTCGGCGCCGGCGTCGACGTGCGCACCGTCGCCGGCCGTCTCGGCCACGCCCGCACCTCCACCACCCTCGACCGCTACGGGGCGTTCATGCCTGCCCGCGACCGCGACGCCGCCGAGCTGCTCGGCCGACTGGTGGGCTAGGAATAGCAGCCAGCGGAGCGCATGGCTTGATCGATGTAGCTCATCAGCTGTGCGTTGCTGCTGCCCGTGCGCGCCCTCTGGGCTGCGTTGTTGGCGTCGGCGATGTCGAATTGACGCTGCATCTCAGCGCAATCCTTTGCTTGGCTGAGGGCGTCGATTCGGACTTGAAGACCCGGAGCGTAATCACTCCATCTGACTCCAGTGTCGGGTGAATCGCCGCCACAGCCGGCCAGCGCGGCACCTGCAATCAGGACAAGAATGACTCGGTTCACGGTGTCACACCCCTTCGTTACCCTTGATTTCATGGGCGGCAAGGCTGGCGACGAGTGGCGTGAGATCGATCGCGGGCTGGAACGCATCAACCTGATCCTTGCCGGAATCGCCGCTGCAGCTGGGCCAAAGTGTCGGCCTGCTCGCTCACTCGTGCGGCCAGTTCAGCCACTTGATCAACCAGCACTTCCAGCCGCTGACGTAATTCAACTGCGTCGTCGGCGAAGCGAAGCGGCGAGCTGATCACTCCAGCCGCAATGAGTAGCTCTGCTACGTCGACCCCGAGCGCAGCAGCCACACGCCCGAGAGTCTCGGCTCTCGGGATTGGCCGCGAGGCGTTTTCGAGGTCGGTCCAGGTTGTTCGGGACATCCCTGCCCGCTGAGCGGCGGCCATCACAGTGAGCCCCGATCGCACACGGTGAAGGAGCACCGCATCCGCCAACCGCTTTGCTGCCATCGCCTGATCATCCATGGGTGTTTGTGGACAGTCAAGCACCGCTCAACTTGCCACAACTGGACAGTTACACCGATGTAGTTCCACGTAAAGGCTGCTCAGACAGTTTTTTGTCCATCAAAGTTGGAAAGTGATTGACAGTGACCAGAACTGTCCAGTAATGTCGGTCACGTGACAGCCATCGATCCCCGAGAGGTCCGCAGGGCGCTCTCGAACTCCGGCAAGACACCCACCCAGGTGGCGAACGAGTTGGGTATTTCGCTCTCTTACTTCGTGCGCATCACCCGGGGCCACCGCCGCCTCAAGCGCAACCCCGTGCTTCGTCGGCGAATTGCTGACGCACTGAACACGCCGGTGCGAGCGATAGAGGTGCCGCAGGACGAGGCCGCATGAGCCCGGCAGCACCTTCCCTCGACGACGTGCGCATGGCCTGGCAGATCGCCCTCGACGAGACGATCGCCTACCTGCGGGGGCTGAGCCAGGTCACCGCCCCGCTCGCCGTCGACGTCGACGAAGCCGCCCGCCTCATCGGGTGCAGCTCGTCGCACGTGCGGCGCCTCGTCGCCGCCGGCGTGCTCCCCAAGGTCCCCGACATGGGCGACCGGGTGCTCGTCCCCGTCGTGGCCATCGCCGCCCACGTGAACGCCGGCACACCCGGCACGCCGTCGCTCAACCATCCCTCCGCGCAGGCCCCCTCCGGGCTGCGCCTCGTCACCCAAGGAGACCCAGCATGATCAGCACACGGTTCCGGCCCGGCGACATCGTCGCCTGCGGCCACGACAAGGTGCGAGCCACGGTGCTCGCCGTCGGCGAACGGCACACGTTCGTGCGCCACGACGACGGCAGCGAGGCCTCGTGGCCGCACGTCCACGTCACCTACCTCGGCCACCCCGACCCCGTGTCGCTGGCCCGTCGCAGCTCGGTGTGGCCGCTGTGATCCGGCCCTACAACGTGTCGCCGCTGTGGGAGCACCTCGAGCGCAACGGCAAGGCCGGCGCACGCCGGTTCTACCGTCAGGAGCGCACACGAGGCCGCACGCGCAGCGAGGCGCGCGAGTACGCCGATCACTACATCGCCGGATGGCTGTCGGGGCAGCTGCGCTCCGACGGCTACGTGCCCGAGGCTCGCCGCACCCGTGAGGCCGAGATCGAGGCCATGTGGGTGGGTGTGCTGTGAGCCTCGACGCCTACCTGGAGAGTCCCTACTGCGACGCAGCGGCCGACGAGGCGATCCACGAAGCCTTCATCGAGTCCGACGCCTACGACGCCGCGCTGTGCGAGTGGGCGCTCGACGACGACACGACGTTGCAGCGCTTCGAGGCCTCGAACGCCTACCAGCGCGCCTTCGAGGCGTGGGTGGAGGCGCAGTCATGAGCACATTCGATTTCGGTAAAGGCCCGGTGCCCGCCCATCAGCATCCGAACGGTGGCGGATGGGTAGCCGACACCGCCCAGGTGGCCGACAGGGTGTACGTCGGTCCAATGGCGCGGGTGGCAGGCGGCACCATCCGGGGCGGCACCATCCGGGGCGGCACCATCTGGGGCGGCACCATCTGGGGCGGCACCATCTGGGGCGGCACCATCTGGGGCGGCACCATCGAGGGCGGCACCATCCGGGGCGGCACCATCTGGGGCGGCACCATCTGGGGCGGCACCATCGAGGGCGGCACCATCTGGGGCGGCACCATCTGGGGCGGCACCATCGAGGGCGGCACCATCCGGGGCGGCACCATCTGGGGCGGCACCATCGAGGGCGGCACCATCCGGGGCGGCCGCGATCTGTTGGTGATCGGTCCGGTTGGCAGCGAGAACCAGCAAGTAACCCTCGTCCGCAACGACGACAGCCACCTTCTCGGTGTCGGCTGTTGGCACGGCCACACCGTCGACGAGCTAGCCGCCGAGGTGCAGCGCCGTTGCGGCGGCCGGCCCGAACTGGTGGCTGAGTACGCAGCCGTCGAGGCGGTGCTGCGGGTTCGGCTCGCCGAATGGGGGCAGTCGTGAGCGAGCGCGACCGTTGGATCGGCCTCGCCTGGGGCGTCGCCGTGGGCATGCTCGTGCCGCTGTACCTCGCACTCGTCTGGTGGGTGCAGTGATGGGTTGGCGCAACGAGCTTGAGCGAGCGCAGGCAGACGGCCGTCGTGACGCTGCCGAAGGTCGAGCGCTGTCGCCGTTCTTGAAGGGTTCGCCCTACCAGCGCGAAGTCGCCATCGACGGCGTCTATCGCGCTGCATTCATGGCGGAACGCGAGCGCATCGACCGGGTGACCCTCGACGTCATCCAGCGTCGCAGGGTGCTCGATGGGTTGCACGTTGCCATCGACCGACTCAGCGACCGCATCGACCGCCTTGAGCAGCAAATGGCGCTTCAACACCAGGACGACGACTGATGGCCATCGCATCCGACGACGGCCGCCAGGGCGGCCTGCAGCGCGGGCGTGGTGGGTTTCTGCGCCGCAGCGACGACACCCCCTACGTCACCCACCCGACCAAGGTGACCAAGGCCGGCAAACCCGCCAACGTGCCCTACGCCAGCCCCAGCGGCCTCGCCAAGCTCATCGAGAACGAGGCCGCGCTCGTCAAGTGGCAGCAGCGCAAGGCGATGCTCGGCCTCGCCCTCGACCCGGCGCTCGTGGCCGAGCTGGCCCGCCTCGTCGACATGGACGAGGGCAGCGACGAGTACAACGCGCTGGCCGACTCGATCGTGGCCCGGGCCAAGGACGTCGCCGAGATCTCGATCGCCGCCGACCGTGGCACGCACGCCCACCAGCTCACCGAGGACTCCGACGACGGACGCTCGTGGGAGCAACGGGCCGAGGCGGGCGAGCTGCTCGGCATCGACGCCGTCGTGCAGCGCCAGCTCGTCGAGTCGTGGCGGACGATGCTCGCCACCTACGGGCTCGAAGTGCTCGCCGTCGAGGCCAGCGTCGTCGACGACGTGTGGCGCACCGCCGGCACCCTCGATCGCATCGTGCGCACCACCCGCGAGCTGCGCTTCGTCCGCGCCGCCACCGGCGAGGTGGTCATCGTGCCCGCCGGCACCGTGCTCGTGCTCGACGTCAAGACCTCGAAGCTGAACGACAAGGGCAACGACCCGTTCACCTACTGGCGCGGCTACACGATCCAGATCGCCACCTACGCCCAGGCACGGCCCTACGACACCGAGACCGGCGAGCGCGGCGAGTGGCCGTGGCCGATCGACCAGGACCACGGCCTCATCGCCCGCCCCAACCTCACCGAAGTGCTCGACGGGCGCGCCGAGCGCATCGAGTGGACGCTCATCCACGCCGACCTCGTCGCCGGCCGGGAGCACGGCGGTGCCTGCGTGCAGCACGCCAAGGCGTGGGGCAAGCGCACCGACCTGTTCGCCACCCTGCTCGTCGACGACGAGCCCGAGATCGCTGCCCCGGCCGCCTCCCCCAGCGTGGTCGAGCAGCCGTCACCGGAGACCGAGGCGGCGCCCGAACCCGCCTCGGCTCCGGTGGCACCCACGCCTCGCGAGCAGGTGCTCGCTGTCGGGACGACACCGCCCGACGAGGGTGGGGCGATCGACGACGCCACCTTCGAGGCGCTCAAGGCCACCTACCTGGCGCTCCCCGAGGCGGTGCGGGGCGGCGACTACAAGCGCCTCGCCGAACAGGCCCAGCAGCACGGCGTCGAGTTCTACGTCAACAAGGCGCGCACCGTGCGTCGCTTCGAGATCATCCGCGGGCTGTGCGTGCTCGGCCGGCACGACTCCCTCGACGACGAGACCTTGCGCGCCCTGCTCTACGCGGATGACCTCCACGGCGAGGCGGCGATGTTCCCGGCCGTCACCGTCGGCCACCTCGTCGGCGCCCTAAACGCCACCCGTGCAGCGATCTTCGCCGAGCGCTGCCACGCACTCATCGACCGCCGCCTCGTCGCCTTCATCGACGACAACGGCCAGCTCTCGCTGCAACCCGCAGCGTGAACCCACGCCCCCAGGGGCACGACACAAGGAGCCACACATGGCAATCGCATCCGACTCCGGCGGCGGGACACCGTTCGCCAAGCTCATCAACCTCGGCGACACCATCGTCGGGGCTCACGCCTCTCGGCCACGGGACTGCGTGCGCGAGAAGCGCAAGTACGGCACCGACGAGGTGCTGTTGAAGGCCAATGGTCAGCCGGCCAAGGAGGAGATCCTCTGGCTCGTCGCCATGCCCGGCACGACTGCCGTCACCGGCAACGTCGAGAAGGGCGACCTCACCCCGATCGAGCCGATGGATCTGATCCGGTTCTCCGTCGACGGCTACAAGTGGGGCCAGGTCATCCAGGCCCGCCAGGAGCTGCCGGCGGCCAACGGGTTCAAGGTCGGCCAGACCGCATCGGGCGACGTGTACACGATCACCCTCATCGGTTGGTCGGCCGAGACCGACAACGCCAAAGCCGCCGAGGCGGCGGGATTCACCGTCGTCGACGGGCGGATCGTGCTGCGCTCGCAGGAGGACAAGGACCGCTACGTCCTGGCCAAGAGCCGTCAGGGTGGCAACACCAACCCGGCCCGCGACCTCGAGGTGAGTATCCGCCGTCCCGGACCCGCCGACAAGGCCTACGAGCAGGAGGCCGACCGCATCTTCCTCGACGAGCCGTGGAAGCGCAGCCTCGCCACCGTCGGCGGCGGCGCTGCGGCCGAGAACACGCCCGACGACGACGAGCCGTTCTGACTCTCCCGACAGGGCGCCCGCCGTCAGCGACATGACGGCACCCCACGATCAGGCGATGGCACGCACGGCAGCGCTGCCCCCGGTTCGACACCGGGCGTGGGGGCCACCGAACACCAGCAAGGAGCAACGCCATGAACCAGACACCGGGGGAGATCGCCATCGACCTCCTCAACGCCATCGACGCCAAGCACGCAGCCCAGCGCCAGGCGCTCGTCGACCTGCTCGTCGAGCAGGGGCTGATCGCGTACGAGGAGGAGGACGACGCCGAAAACGACGACGTCGAGGGAACCGACCAGGCGGCGATCGAGGCGGCGCAGGCTTTCGTGGCCACCCAGCTCGCCCGCAACGAAGCCGAGCTCGCCGCCCGGCACGCCGCGACCAGCAACCCGGTGCGCGTCATCGATGCCGACGTGCTCGACGAGACCGAGGTGCAGGTCATCCGCGATTCGATCACCCCGAGGACGCAGCGCACCAACGCCCGCTACAACGAGACCGACATCGTTCGGGTCGCACGCCACGCCCACAGCGAAGGGCGCAGTATCGGCGGGGCGATCCGCGACGAGCTGGGCATGTCCAACGCCTCGGCGTACGCATGGGCGAAGCGGCTCAAGATGGAGGGCCGCCTCGATGTCGCACCGACCGCCGCCGCAACACCCGACACCCCGCGGTTCGGGGTCGAGGACGCCATGCGCGAGATCGACGGTGCGGCGTGACCTGGCCACCGCCGAACGGACGGCGCGTTGGCGTGACGTGGTATCGGCTTCCCGTCATTCGCGATGCGGGCGGTCGGCGCGTGATGAGGTCTGTGCGCGTCAGGATCGGTGCGCCCGGTGAGCCGAACCTCATCACTCACGGACTGTTGACGTACCTCGATGAGCCGACAATGGCCGCTGGGGGCGAGCAGTGAACCTGCGCGACCTGATGGAGCGGCCCGAGTGGATGGCCCTCGCCGAGTGCCGCGGCATGGACCCCGAGCTGTTCCACCCCGGGTGGGGCGAATCGGTCAGCGAGGCCCGAGAGGTCTGCCGGCGCTGCGAGGTGCAGGCCGAATGCCTCGCCTACGCGGTCAACAACGCCGAGCGCTTCGGGGTGTGGGGCGGCAAGAGCGAACGCGAGCGGCGGAGCATCCGGCGCCGGCTCGCGGGCAAGCCACCCAGGCCCACCATCGAGCACGGCACCGCTCGCGGCTACTGGCAGCACCGCAACGACGGCGACATGCCGGCGTGTGGGCCGTGCGTCGAGGCATATCGCGAGTACGACCGTCAGCGCCGCGCCGGCCTGGCTTCATCGGCGTCATGACCCTGGCGGCGATCATCGCCCGCGCCCGGCCCGCCTGGTTCGACCAGGCCGCATGCCGGGGCGTCGCCCTGGCCGTGTTCTTCCCCGGCCAGGGGCGCTCGGCGATGCCCGCCCGCAACATCTGCCAGCACTGCCCGGTCAGCACCCCATGCCTTGACTACGCCCTCGCCGACCCCGCGCTCGTCGGCGTGTTCGGCGGCACCACCGAATCCGAACGCGACCACATCCGCACACGAAGGAGCAACCACCCATGATGATCATCGGCATCGACCCGGGCAAGAGCGGCGCGCTCGCTGCCCTCACCGACAACGGCCACCTGATCGAGGTGTTCGACATGCCCGTCGTCGGCACCACCATCTCGGGCGCGCTGCTCGACGAGTGGATCCACAACTGGGTCGACCCGCTCGCCCCGACCAACGTCGTCGCCGTCATCGAGGACGTCCACGCGATGCCCAAGCAGGGCGTGTCGACGATGTTCGCCTTCGGGCGCGCCCTTGGCCTCGTCGAGGGCGTCGTCCAGGGCAACGGCATCCCGCTGCACTACGTCAGCCCCGCCCGCTGGAAGCGCGACATGCGCCTCGGCCGCGACAAGGGTGCGAGCCGCCAGCGCGCCATCGAGCTGTGGCCGTCCAGCGCACCGGCGTTCCGGCGGGTCAAGGACGACGGGCGCGCCGAGGCCGCCCTCATCGCCGAATGGTGGCGCACCTTCGGGGCCGGGGCGGTGGCGGCGTGAGCGGGCGCGTTCTGAGCTGCCGGTCCTGTTCGGCGCCGATCTTCTTCGCCCACACCGTCGATGGCAAGCGCATGCCCATCGACGCCACCGCGGCCGTGGGTGGCAACGTGCGCCTCGACGAGCGTGGTGTCGCCCATGTGGTCGGCGCGACGATCGACCTGTTCGACCCGACCGACGACGGCGAACGGTGGATGCCCCACTTCGCCACCTATCCCTATGCCGGGGAGTGGACGTGACGCCGCGCCGCACCACACAGGCCGACCTCGAACTGTGGGGCGACCGTTATGTCGGCGTCGGCGTCTACACCGCCCCCGGCGAGGCCGAGCGCGGCATCGAACCGTGCGAAGCGGTCAACCTCGACCACGCCGAGATCGCCGTGCCGTGGACGCTCGACGAGATCGAGCTGGCCCACCTCGCTCGCGGCGGGACGCTGTGGCTGATCTGTGAAGGTTTCCTGCCGGTGCACTCCCTCGTCGTCACGGAGCGGCCATCGTGACGCCCGACCCCGACCGCTACGTCGCCGCCGCCGAGCGGCAGTGCTTCGGCAAGCGCCACTTCACCACCAAGCGCGACGCCAAGACGGCCAGGAAGCGCTACGAGCGCAACCACGGCGAACGCCTCGACATCTACCGCTGCCCGCACTGCGCCACGTGGCACCTCGGGCACCGCCTCGCACCACGCCGGAGCCTGCTGTGAAGACGATCACCGACACCCAGCGCCTCGACGGACGGTTCGCCATCCTGCGCGAGCCGACCGTCGTCATCGTCGACGGCATCGTGTTCGCGGTGTGCGCCAACCAGCTCGCCGCCGACCGCATCGCCGCGCTGCTCGCCGAGCACGGCATCGCCGACGTGCCGGACGCCCCCGCGTGACCCCCCTCGACCACGCTCTCGCCTACGCGCGCCTCGGGTGGCGGGTCATCCCCATCCCGCCCGGCCACAAGTACCCGCACGGCATCGACGACTGGCAGACCAAGGCCACCACCGACGAGGCCCGCATCCGGCGCTACTGGACGCTCAACCCCGACCACGGCATCGGCATCGCCACCGGCCCCGGCTCGGGTGTGTTCGCCATCGACATCGACTCCTACGCCGGCGGCGCCGAAGGGTGGGCCGAGCTCGAAGCCGCCTACGGGCCGGCTCCCGAGACCGTCGAGGCGATCACCGGCGGGGGAGGGCGGCACCTACTGTTCCGCCACCCCACCGACGGCGGCCCGATCATCACCAACGCCGCCCACGCCCTCCCGCCCGGCATCGACGTGCGCGGCGACGGCGGCCAGATCGTCGTCGCCCCCACCATCCACCCGACCACCGGCCACGCCTACTGCTGGGAAGTCGCCCACGACCCCCTCGACGGCTTCGTGGTGGCCGAAGCGCCCGGATGGCTGCTGCACCTGCTGCGAACGCCTGCACCGTCACAGGCGGCCCGCAGGGACACCGTGCCCTACACCGGGAACGACTCGGTGATCGAGCTGTTCGCTGCGAACCGCACCTGGCCCGAGCTGCTCGAAGGTGACGGCTGGACGCTGCACTCCGTGCGCATCACCGGCGAGCTGTGGACGCGCCCCGGCAAGGACGTCCGCGGCGGGGCATCGGCATCGCTGTACTACGGCGGCTCCGACGTGCTCAAGGTGTTCAGCTCGTCGGCCGCCCCGCTCGAGCAGAACGCCACCTATACCCGGTTCGGATACTGGGCAGCTACCCGCTTCGACGGCGACCACCGCGCCGCTGCCTCAGCGTTCCGCAAGGCATGGAACGCCGAGCACCCCGAGCAGCGAAAGGCGGTCGCCGTGGCGGTCGACAACCCGGCGCGTTCGACAGTCGACGACGGGGGGGTGGGGGACGAGCCATCACACCTCGACCAGCAACCACACACCGACCTCGGCAACGCCCGCCGCCTCGTCGCCGAACACGGCCACGATCTCCACCACGCCCCCCAGCTCGGGCGCTGGCTGTCCTGGGACGGCCTGCGCTGGCTCGGCGACGAGACCGGCGAAGTGCACCGGCGGGCCAAGGCCGTCGTCGACGGCATGCTCACCCAGATGGCCACCCTCGCCGACTCCGAGGACCGCAAGAAGCTCTTCGGCCACTGGATGCGGTCGCAGTCGGCGCCACGGCTGTCGGCGATGGTCGACGTCGCCCGCACCGAGCCCGGGATCCCCGTCCTGGTCCACCAGCTCGACGCCGACCCGTGGGCGCTGAACACCAACGCCGGCGTCATCGACCTGCGCAACCGCACCGTGACCAAGGCCGACCGGCGGGCGCTGGTCACCAAGCTCGCACCCGTCACCCCTGACGCCACCGCCGGCTGCCCGACGTGGCTCGAGTTCGTCTACTGGGCGATGCAGGGCGACGACGAGCTCGTCGGCTTCCTGCAGCGCGCCGTCGGCTACAGCCTCACCGGGCGGGTCGACGAGCAGGTGCTGTTCTTCCTCCACGGTCACGGCGAGAACGGCAAGAGCACCTTCCTGAACGTCCTGCAGGCGATGATGGGCGACTACGCCATCGCCGCCGAGCCCGACCTGCTGATCGCCTCCCAGGGCGACAAGCACACCACCGGCATCGCCGATCTCGTCGGCCGACGTCTCGTCGTCGTCCAGGAGACCGAGGAGGGCCGGCGCTTCGCCGAGGCCACCGTCAAGCAGCTCACCGGCGGCGACGTCGTGCGGGCCCGGCGGATGCGCCAGGACTTCTTCGAGTTCCGCCCCACCCACAAGCTGTGGATGGCGGCCAACCACAAGCCCAACGTGCGCGGCACCGACCATGCGATCTGGCGCCGCATCAGGCTCATCCCCTTCGCCGCCGCACTGGCTCCCGGCCAGAAGGACGAACGCCTCCTCGACAAGCTTCTCGGCGAGCTGCCCGGCATCATGGCCTGGGCGCTCGACGGCTGCATCGCCTGGCAGCGCGACGGCCTTCGACCGCCGTCGGTCGTCATCGAAGCGACACGTGAGTACCGCACCGAGCAGGACCACGTCGGGCGATTCATCGACGACGTGTGCCTCCTCGACGCCGACCAGTGCGTCGCCGCCCGGGATCTCCGCCGGGCCTACGAGGCATGGTGCGAGGAGAACGGCGAGCGCCCGTGGAGCGCCAAGGCGATGGCCCCGCAGCTCGTCGAGCGGGGGTGTGAACGGGTCAAGGCGGGACGGGAGAACGTGTCGACGTGGATCGGTCTCACGCTTGCCGACAGCCCGCGACCCATTGACGTATCGGTAGCAATGGGTCGCGTCGGACGTCGCACCGGCCCCACCGCGACCCTTGCGACCCATTCCGAATGGGTCGCGGGCGAAAGTCCAGGACCAGGTGTTCTTCAAACCGCGACCCATCGCGACCCATTGCCACGTTCCCCGCATAGCGAGGGTGAAAAACCCAGGGGAACGAGTGAATGGGTCGCAAGGGTCGCGGGCGATCCACTGGAGGGGTTCTGACCCTCGACCCAGCCCCGCTCGTGGCCGCCGCCGGAGGCACGCTCCGCTCGGTCGCCCGACGCCTCGAGGTCGACCCGGCGATGCTCTGCCGGCCGATCCCCGTCGACCGCGCCGACCGCTACGCCACCCGTCTCGGCCTTCACCCCGCCGAGGTGTGGGGCGCCGACTGGTGGCTCGCCTGCCGCCGCCAGCGGCGCCGGCGCTGAGCGGTCAACGCTGCAACCGAAGATGCAGCCAGATGCAACGGATGAAGTGGACTCCCAGCCAGCGCCACGCGGCCCTGCGGCTCCTGGCCGAGGTGGGCAAGGCCGAGGCGTCCCGGCGCACCGGCATCCCGGCCGGCACGATCGCCTCGTGGGGTGCCCGCAGCGGTGTGAGCGCACCATCGGCCGAAGCACAGCGGCCGGCGTTGGCGGCCAAGGCGATCACCGTCGCCGAGCGGGCGATCACCGTCGCCGAACGCAAGGCCGACCTGGCCGAACGGATGCTCACCGAGGCCGAGGCGATGTTGCGCCAGCTCCACAACCCGACGATCGAGCGCAAGCCGATGACGGTCAGCGACGGGCGGGACCTGGGCAGCCACATCGAGATCGCCGAGGTCCACTACGACCAGCCACCCACCGCCGACCAGAAGCGCATCGTCGAGGCCGTGGCCATCCTCGTCGACAGGGTGCAGCTGCTCACCGGGGACGCCACCAGCCGCATCGAGGCCGCTGTGGCCAACGCCACCCCGCAGCGCGAGCGGCTCCTGGCCACCGTCGAGCAGCTCGCCGAGCGCCGCAGCGCGTGAGCATCGACGAACTGACCGACCACGACCTCGCAGAGGCGGCTGTGCGGGCCGCAGAGGCGTGGCACCCCGAGACGTGGCTCACCCGCACCCTGCCCGCCTACGTGGGCGCCAGGGGCGACGAGACGCCTGCCGAAGCCGAGGCGCTGTTCGCCCCGCACCACCGCGACTTCTGGGCGTGGGTGTGGGGCGTCGACGACGGGGCGCGGCCGGAGAGCTTCATCGGCGTGTGGGGCCGCGGCGAGGCCAAGTCGACGAGCGCCGAGATGGCCTGCGTGGCCCTCGGCGCACGCCGCCGGCGGCGCTACGTGCTCTACGTGTCCGGCACCCAGGACCAGGCCGACGACCATGTCGGCAACGTCGCCGCCATGCTGGAGTCGACCGAGCTCGGCCGCTGGTACCCGGAGATGGCCGACCGCCTGCTCGGCAAGTTCGGCAACTCCAAGGGCTGGCGGCGCAACCGCATCCGCACCGCCACCGGGTTCACCGTCGACGCGCTCGGGCTCGACACGGCCGCCCGCGGCGTCAAGCTGGAGGACCAGCGCCCCGACCTGATCATCATCGACGACGTCGACGCCCACGACGACAGCCCCGTCGTCACCGCCCGCAAGATCGACGCGCTCACCAAGAAGCTGCTCCCGGCCGGCTCCGACGAC